ATGAACACCATCGTGAGTCCGGTGCACTGCCGAGACGCACTCGGATTCGAGGCACCCGAGTGCATCGAATGCGAAGGCACGGGCACCGTCACCTACCTACGCGGGCCACATCCGGAGCAGCGAGAGTGCGACGACTGCCTGAGTACGGGCCGACGCCTGGCCTGCCCGGACTGCATCGACGGGACCACGGCGTCAGGCGAAGAGTCCTGCCCCACCTGCGACGGATACGCCGCCCTCTACTAGCCAGAAATAGGCCGCACCAGAAGGAGTCGAAGAGTGTTTGAGATTGGCGACAGCATCACCCGCGAGGCGCTCGCAACAGGGAGGCGTAGCAAGGTCACCGCCTCCGGCGACACGATCACGATCGCCATTACCCTCCCAGACGGCGACGTTCAGCACTTCGAGAGGCCCGCAGCGGGGTCGGCCGCCGATTGGAGGGTCACGACCCTCACGAGCTCGTACGGCGGCGCCGCGTTCGATGAACCCGCGGGCCAGGCAGGTGAAGGGCTCGAAGTCCTCGCCCGATCGAAGTCCCCCGAACCGTGCAGCGCGTCGCACGGCTTTCCGCGCGGCGCGGACGTGACCCTCGCGGCGCCGCCCCGCGAGCCAGGCTCGTTGCGACTGTTCGGCACCGTCCTGGGCGGCGCAACGGACCCGTTCACCGGCGATCGGCTGGTGATGGTCCTATGGGACGGCGTCGGCCAGCCTCGCGCCCACAAGCACGCGGAGTTGGTGATCGTGGACTAGTAATAGGCCGCTACATAAAACCGTGCTAGGTTGTGATCGTGATCGAGCCCAGGCACGGCCCGACCACCCATCCGCCTCCGGTCGGGCAGCGACCCCCGCGCCCCGCCCTTCCGGAACGGCTCGCCCGATGCGAGCCCCCCTCCGGCCGGGACCCGCACCCCCACGCGGGTCCCGGCCCACATATGGAGACCCAGATGCCTACCAGCACCAGCAGCACCGACGACCTGTACGCGGCACTCATAGCCGAACGCTACGGGCGACCGCTGCACGAAATCCTCCAGGAGGAGGCGAAGCTCCCACTGCCTGAACTCCTCCTCGAACAACACCGGCGCCCCACTCCCACCACGCCCCCACGCAAGCGCCAGCCCGGCCCGCCAGACCCCGAGGGGCCCGCGCGCCTCCGCGCTCTGGACTGGGCCAGCCAGCCGCGCCGCCGGAGGGCACGGTGACCGAGGAACAGTTCCGCAGGCGAGTACGCCAGCTCGCCGCCCTGCGCGGCTGGACACTCGCCTACCACACCCACAACTCCCGCCGCAGCGACGCCGGATGGCCAGACGAGGTATACGGGCACCCCGACGCCGGCCGGACCCTCTTCGTGGAGCTGAAGACCAACACGGGCCGCATACGGCCAGCCCAACGCGACTGGCTCAAGCACCTCGCGCAGTGCGGACTCGAAGCCACCCTCTGGCGCCCCCGAGACCTCGGACTCATCGTTGCGACGCTCGCCCCCAAGGGGCCGCGCGCTCAACTCCCAGACGACCTGTGAACAGGAGAAATACTTTCGTGGAGAACACGCCCAAGGACACCCCGCCCACCCCCGGTTCGGTGTGGTGCTCCAGCTGCGACAGCTGGTTCAACATCATCACCAACACCTGCCGGTGCAACAACCGTTGAAGGACGCGACCATGGCCAGCACCCACCAGGACCCAGAAACGTCCCCGGCCGTCGGCAGCATGCCAGCCGCGCCGCGAAGCCTCACCGAGGTCCTGGCCGAGATCGCTCACCTCGCCAACCGGCTGTGCGGCGACCTCGCAGACGATCAGTGGGACACCGCCGACCGCATCCGCCACCTCGCAGAGACCGCCACGACTCCGCCAGGAGCCTCCTCATGAACGTCCGCTTCGCGCCCCTTCCACCCCGCCGCAGCAGCCAGAAGCCTCACGCGGCCGCGCAGGCACTCCGGGACAGGCCCGGCGAGTGGGCGCACATTCACACCCACAGCAGCGGCACCCGGGACGAGAACAGCAACCGTGCCAACAACCAGAGCCACCGCATCCGCACCGGCACTCTCGTCGCGTTCCGCCCCGCTGGCGCCTTCGAGGCCACCACACGCAGCAACGAAGATGGCACCACCGAGGTGTGGGCCCGGTACGTCGCCACGAGCGGCCGACCGGATTGCTCCGCGTAAAAGACAGCGAAACGCAGATGCGGCCAGAAGCGCGCTGGCAGGCTTGCCCGCATGGAGCTGGAGAACGTGAGCGCAGCCGCAGCTGCTGCAACCGCCTTGGCGGCACTCGCCTCCGTGGCTGTTGCCCGAAGCCAGGTGAGGACGGCTCGGAAAACCACGCTCGAAGCGATCCAAGTCCAGCATCACGGGGAACAGGCTCGCCGCATCGAAGATCACGGAGTTGCCCTGCTTCATGCGGCTAATGCCCTGGTGGCCACGGCAAAGGGCCTGCCCAGCGTCCGGTATGAGGAGTGCGCCGCTCTCATGCAGTCAAGGATGGAAGCGTTAGAGGCCGCACACGCTCACGTGATCACCCTGGGGCCGGACACCTTGGTTCAGCGCGCAGAGGCCCTGACCGCTCAGTGCCGCAGCATCGCGAACTATGCCCTTCCCCGGAGCGTGGTACAGAAGGCCATCCGCGCTCTTGAACAGGGTTGGTGCCACGGTGACATAGAGCGGTGCACGGATGCCGCGCACGGGGACGCGTGGGTCGCCTCAGACCTCCTGGAACGGTGGGAGGAGGTCGAGGACGCGGACCGCCCAGATCAGCTGGGCTTCTTGGAGTACCTGCTGACAGAGAGCGCCATCGGCATGTCCGGAATCGACGGGCTGACTGAGGACGATGTACGCCGTCTCCTCGCTCTTGCTCGCCATCCGGTCGCGTGGAGCCGCCTGGTTGCCGAGTGGCGTTGGCGCAGAGCTCCTGCGGGTTTTCTGCAAGCGCGCGAGGAGTACATCGTCGAGATCCGCGCAAGCCTCTGGCCGTACGCCGTCGTAGCGCAGGGCCGTTGGCCCCACCGGCTTCGTGCTCTGCTCAGGCGCCGGGACTCCCCTTCCCCGGTCACCTAGGCTCGGCTTCGGGCGTGGGGCTGGAGAGCTATGTCCCCCGTCGTTGCCCACATCCCTGAGTCGCTGGCCGCTCTCGCCGTTCCGGTAGCGGATCTGGCCCCGTATCACCGCAACCCGCGAACCGGTGACCTCGACGCAATCGCGGAGTCCCTGTCCACCCACGGCCAGTACCGTGCGATCGTCGTCAACCGGGGCAGTCTCACCGGACGTCCGAACGAAGTCCTCGCCGGCAACCACACGTTGAAGGCCGCGAGGAAGCTCGGCTGGGACAAGATTGCCGTCACATGGCTCGACGTGGACGACGAGGCCGCAGCGAAGATCGTCGTCGTCGACAACCGCACCTCCGACCTTGCCGGATACGACACGGCACTCCTGGCGGACATCCTGACCGATCTGCCCGACCTCCAAGGCACGGGCTACGACCAGGAGCAGCTGGACCAGCTGCTGGACGACACCGCGCTGCCCGCGCCCATCGAGTTGCCGAGCGACGGGGCCGGGACCGGCGCCGCCGCCACGGTGGACTACCTCCAGTGGGGCTACATGCAGTGGTCCTCCACCCGTGTGCGGATCACGCAGGCCGAGGTGGAACTCCTCGACGCGCTGTACAAGCGGTTCGTGGATGACCATGACTCCGACATGGGGTTCGGGTGGCACGTCCTCAACGAGGAGCACGAGGCCCGCGAGGGGGAGCCCGCGTGAGCCTCGATGTGCGGTTCGACCCGTCCTACCCGCTGGCGAAGCTCCGCCCGGCCGACTACAACCCGCGCCGTCTGTCCGCGGAGTCGTTCGACCGGCTTCAGGGTTCACTGCGCCGACACGGGGTCGTGAAGCCGGTGATCCTCAACGCTGACGGCACGCTCGTCGCAGGCCACCAGAGGACGAAGGGGCTGAAGGCGATCGGCCAGGAGACGACACCAGCGATGATCCTGCCCCAGAAGGTGCGGCTGCAGGACGAGATCAAGTTCAACCTGCTCCACAACCGGGTCGAGACCGAGGCGTCCGTGGTGTACGCGGAGCCGGGACCGATCGGGCAATGGTGCTGGATTCCGTGGCAGACGATCGAGGTGGAGGAGTCGAAGAACCTGCCGTTCCAGCAGGCGATCGGCTTCATGACCGCGGCGCACGGCCCGTGGGGGTCGGTGGTGATCGATGACCAGGGCCGCATCGTCCTCAACGCGGAATATGCGGCGGTCGCGAAGTCGCAACGCTTCGATGTTCTCGCCTGGACCGTCGCCTCCTTCGACGCCGGCCAGCTGGTGGAGGACCTGACGGGCGAGTACGGCGTGTACGACTGGTCCGGGCTCGAAGAGCAGGCCCCGGTGTGGAACCAGCACATCGTGCAGCCGAACCGGCTGCGGGAGCACTCGTCGAAGGCGAAGGCGGGCCAGGTCCGCTACAAGTCGGAGGTCTGGGAGCAACTGGTGCGGCCGTGGCTGACGACGTCGCACCGTGTGGTGGACTTCGGGGCGGGTCACGGTGACTACGCCCGCCATCTGCGGGCCAAGGGCTACCAGGTCCACGACTACGAGCCGTACCGCACGCTCAAGGGCAAGTACGCGATCGACATCCGGTCGGTGGTCGGTCAGATCCGGCGTATCGAGCGGGAGCTCCGCGACCGGGGGCTGTACGAGGTCGTGGTTCTGGACTCGGTCATCAACGCCACGACGAGTCTGGAGTATCAGCACTGGGTGCTGCTGACCGTGAATGCGTTGTGCGCCGCTGATGGCCAGGTGTGTATCGGGACGCGGAATCTCGTCAGGGAGATGGCCTACGAGAACTCGGAGCATGCCATCAGCCGTGACTCGACCCGGCTGAACTTCCTCGACTCGAACCAGGTGGACATGCGATTCGTGAGGGGGAAGTGGCAGCGCATCCGCTATCACACGCCCGAGTCGCTGCGGGGCCTGCTGTCGCGGTACTTCGAGGATGTGCAGCTCAGCGATGCGACGCGAGCGACGGTGAAGGCGGTTTGCCGCAAGCCTCGCCGCTTCCCCATCGAAGAGTACGAGGAGGCATTGAATAACGAATTCAACATGCCCTACCCGAACGATTTCCGGCATAATAAGCACGGCGGAATTGTGGAAATTCTGATAGAATTGATCAAGGAAAGGAATGGCTCCACGGAGGGGAAACAGGATGAATTCGGGGGCGAATCCCGAGAGGGTTCGCATTGATATAGAGGCACGGGACAGCTACCACATCATGTGGCTGGCCGGCGTCAGGCAGCTCGATCTCACCCAGCACTGCATGAAGGTCTTCGCGGACAGCGACCGGCACCGCGTGGACCCCAAGCGCCGAGTCCAGACACTGCACCTGCCTGTCGACCGGCCACCGGTCGCCTGGTATCTGTGTGCGCTGCCCTTCCCCTGGGACTGGTCCCGCAACGCGCACCTGGCGTTCGAGCACGCTCCGGGCGAGAGGTGGGAAGGGGACGCGATGGTCCGCGGGCTCGGCGTGAGACTCACCAACGCCCGGCCGATCACAGGTTGGGGTGAACACTCCATCCCCCGTGATGCCCCGAGGCGCACCGGACGCCTGTACCGGACGTGCAGGAACTGGCAGTTCGCGTGGTGGCTACGCGCCCATCGCACGATTCCCGATGCACCGCCCTGGGCTCCCCGCCGGACCGAGGGGGACGCGGAGCAGCTGCCGCTGCTGTGACACAGGCGGGCTCCGGGGCAGACAGACGCCCCGCCCCGGAGCCCGCACCATCCCGGTCCTTGTACCGCGGATCAGCCGGGGCATGGGTGTTCACGCTCCGCTACGGGATCATGGATGGCGGGCGCGGGGTCTGGGAGTTGTGTTCATGGGCCGCCCCAACCGCGCCACGCGGGCCGCCATCACCCAGCGCCGCACCGACGCCATCGATCTGAAGCTGGCCGGTGTGGACTGGCTGACCATCGGCCGCAAGCTCGCGGCCGATCCATCGGTCAACAGCGACGGCATCGCCTATCCGCAGGGCTACGGCATCGACAAGTACCGTCGCGGCCTTGAGCCTCCCACCGACAAGCGGCTGATCGAGCTGGCGTGCAAGGACGTGTCGAAGGCTCTCAGCGAGCGCGCCGCGGCCCTGGACGAGAACACCGACGAGCTGCGGCACCTCATGGCCGAACGGCTGGAGCGGCTGTTCTTCGGCGTGTACCGGGCCGCGATCCGCAACGGCGACTACCAGGCCGTAGACCGGGCAGTCCGCATCATCGAGCGCAGCAGCCGTCTCCTCGGCCTGGACAAGCCGACTCGCACTGAGGTGTCCGGCCCCGACGGGGCGGCCATGCAGGTCGAGACCACGGGCATGGACGAGCTGGAGCGGCTGATCGCCCTCGCCGGCGGCGGCACCGCTGAGGATGGGCAGGGCTGACGAAGCGGCGGTCCTCCGGCTGTACCGCTCGCTGCCCCCGCAGCGGCGCCGGGAGATCGCCGCTGCCTCCACATCACAGCTCCGCACACGGCTGGCCCGCATCGAGCGGGAGATGGCCATGGACCGATCCCCCGGAGCCATGGCCGCCGTCCTCACCGACGGCCGCGAGATGCAAGCCCCCCACCTCGGGCTCATCGACCGCGCCTTCGAGCGGGTAGCAGCCGGAACCCCGACCCGGCTGCTGCTGACCATGCCGCCCCGGCACGGCAAGTCACGGCGGGCCGCACGGTGGGCGCCCCTGTGGTACCTGCGCAGGCGCCCCGAGCACCGGGTGATGATCGCCTCCTACTCCTCCGACCTCGCAGACGACCACGGCCGGTGGATCAGGGACGCGATCCTGTCCTACGAGCAGCAGATCGGCATCAGCCTGCGCCCCGGCTCCTCCGCAGCAAACCGCTTCGACCTGGTGGGCACCGAAGGCGGAGCCGTGATGGCCGGTGTCGGCGGCGGCCTCACCGGCAAAGGCGCGCACCTGGCCGTGGTGGACGACCCGATCAAGGACGCCGCCGAAGCCTCCTCCCCCACCATGCGCAAGCGGCTGTGGGAGTGGTGGCAGGCCGTACTGCTGACCCGCATCGAGCCGGGCGGCTCGGTCATCCTCATCCAGACCCGCTGGGACGAAGACGACCTCGCCGGTCGAGTCCTGGCCGAGGAAGCCGACCGGTGGACGGTCATCGACCTCCCCGCCCTCGCCCTGTCGGACAGCGATGCGCTCGGCCGCCCGATCGGCGGCGCGCTGTGGCCAGAACGGTACGACGAAGCCGCCCTCGCGGAGATCCGCCGCTCGGTGGGCGAGCGGGTGTGGTGGAGCCTGTACATGCAACAGCCCCGCCCGCAGGACGGCGGCGTGTGGCAGTGGCCGTGGATCACCGACAACCGCACCAGCGCCGCACAGTTCCGCGGCATCGACCTGACCCGCATCGTCGTCGCCGTCGACCCGGCGGGCGGGGAATCAGCGGTCGGTGACGAGACCGGCATCGTGGCCGCAGCCAGCGACCGCGACGGACACCTGTACGTCCTCGAAGACCGCTCCGGGAACCGCGGAGCTGACGCCTGGGGCCGGGAGACCTGCCTCCTCGCGATCGAACTGCGCGCCGACGCGATCGTGGTCGAGTCCAACTACGGCGGCGACATGACCCGCCAGGTCATCCACCAGGCATGGCAGGAACTCCAGCGCGAACAGCGCACCGAGAACATGCTGATGCCCGCCGTCCTCCCGGTCACGGCCAAGCACGGCAAGCGGCTGCGCGCGGAGCCCATCGCGCAGCTCTACGAGCAGGGCCGCGTTCACCACGTCGGCGAGTGGCCGACGCTGGAACAGCAGATGGTCACCTGGGTTGCCGGCATGGACTCACCGGACCGCATGGACGCCGCCGTACACGCCCTGACGGAGCTAGCGAACCCGCTCGCTCCAACAGTCAGCACGTCGTACCGAGATAGCCGTCTTGCGAAGCGTCGGTAACCGGAGACGGCGGGATCGCCGGACCCAAATTCGGTGGCCAACATGCGATCGAGAGAGGTGAGCGTTACCGTGCCCGTAGGGAGAGTGATAGCCATGAGTGACGAGACCAAGGAAATGAAAATTTCCCTGACTGTCGAGCAGTGGGAAAAGCTTAAAGCTGCCGCTCAGAGCCAGGACATGACCTTGGAGGAGTTCATCACGGGACTGCTTACTAACTTCGTCTCCACTTACACGAAATAGACAGGAAGAGCGTTCGACATAGCGCACCAAGTCCCAACCGCGTCACAGACGGACAGGAAGCCATCCTCGGTGGCGTACGCTGAATTGCGGCGCGGGGCTGACGATGGGATCTCTCCCCCGTGGGCCTGCGCTCCTTCCTTACCGACGCCTGGTCGTGGTTGAACTACAAGCCGATCATGTCGGGCACCGCTGACGGTCGTCCTCACCCTGCCCTCGCCCCCGAGCTCCAGGCGACCTGGCTCCCGGATGAGGCCGTGCGGAGGCTGGCCGCGTACAAGCTGCTGGCCGCATACGACTCGAACCAGGTCGGAGAGCTCTCCGCGCTCACCGGCAACGAAGCAGCCGAGGAGCGGAGGGAGTTCGGAGAGCCATCGGCTTTCGTGGATACGGCCTTGGCTCATCTGCTGGGCCGCTCGCAGCAGATCGTCGTGCCAGGGGCAGAGCACGTCAGCCATGAGGACGCGGGACCAGAGGCTACTGAAGCAGCCGATCTACAGGCGCGGCTGCGGCAGTGGGCGGAGGCGGAGCTGCTGCCGCTGCGGATGCAGGCCGCGGAGCGGAAGGCCGTGTTGCTCGGTGACGGGCTGTACCTGCTGGCGTGGGATGCGGAAAAGCAGCGTGTTCGTCTCAAGACGTACGACCCGGGCTTCTACTTCCCTGTCCTGGAGGACGATGCCGATCCGGGCGACTTTCCCCGCCGTGTGCACCTTGCGTGGGAGCTGCCGGAGGACCCCAAGCGCGGGGTGAAGGCGCGGGTGCGGCGGATCACGTACGAGCTGGGGCCGATTCAGCCGACGACCCGCAGCAACGTGGACGGCGCGGACGGGCGGGAACCCGTCGTGGACGAGTCCGGTGGCTGGCTGCTCGCACCAGGCGACTACGTTGCGGAGCCCGGGCACATCGAGCGCATCTACCCGTGGGAACGGGGCAAGGCGTCACGGCTGACGTGCTACCTGACCGATGCGGAATGGTTCCTCGATGACATCCGGCACGGGCAGAGTCTCGATGACCTCCCCATGGACCGTGCCCGGTTCCGGACCCGCGCGGACGGTGAAGTGCTGCACCGTCTCGACCTCCGGCTGGACTTCATCCCGCTCGTGCACATCACCAACACGGTTGCCGGCGAGGAGCACTTCGGGCAGTCAGTGCTGAGCCGGGTCATGCAGGCGCTCGATGAACTGGCGGAGAGCGACACCGACTCTGCTCGCGCGTCCGCGACGACGGGAGCGCCGATCATCGCGCTGGCGGGGGCACGGGCGGAGGTGGATCGAGTGACCAGCCGCCCCAAGCCTCTGAACGTCTCGCCGGGCACGGTCCTCCAGCTCGCGGACGGTGGCCGTATGGATGTGCTGGACACCTCAGGACAGTTGTCCGAGCTGCGGGCTCGCGCTGAGGAGATCCGCGACCGGGCCGCCGTGAACGCCCGGCTGCCGGCAGTCAGCCTGGGCACAGTGGACCCGTCCGACGTGCCCAGCGGCTATGCACTCCAGCTGTCGCTCCAGCCCCTCGACTCGATGGTCGATTCGATGCGTCTGGCCAGGGCGCACAAGTACACGCTGCTGCTGAAGATGGTGCAGCGTATCCACCAGGCGGGGCAGGCCGAGGGATGGTCTGCGGGGCCTACCGTGCCTGCTCGCCTGGTGTTCGGGCCGCACACACCCTCGGACCGCACGAGCGTCCTCGAAGAGGTCGTGAAGGGCGTCACCGCAGGTGTGCTCTCCGTGGAGACCGGCATCCGCATGCTGCAAGACGCCGGATACCCGATCGGGGACGCTCAGGAGGAAGTGGCCCGCATTGCAGCGCGGCGGAAGGCTCCAGAGAAGGTGTGACGGTCAGCGCGCCTCGTGGAAGTCGGACTTCTTCGCTGCCTTGAATCTCTCGCGCTGCGCCGCAGCGGACTCACGCAGGTCTTCCTCACCAATCTCGCTCCGGGAGCCACCGCCCCAATCCGTGACGTAGGTTCCCTCGCCTCCCGGAATGCCGTCGATGCGGGTGACGAAGAGGCAAGCACCGGCGAAGTCCCCGAACTCGGGGCCGAGCCGCTCGCCTTCGACTGGTGCCCGGCCCGCGGCGAGCCTCGTTCCGTCCTTGCTGTAGATGACGGTCTCTTCTCCCGAGGCAGCGGTGCGCTCGCACGTGCCGGGCTGCGACCCGGGCTTCGTGTGCTCCTCCACCTGCACGCCCACGCGATAGGCCGTGAACGGGGTGCGGTCCTTCCACGGCTCCCACGCCCAGAGGGCCGCACCGACGGCCGCGAGCGCGACAGCGCCCGCAGCTGTCCACGCCCGTAGCCGCCGGTACCGCTTCTTCGTCAGTGGCACGTCGAGCACTTTGTGTTCCCCCTCAAGCATGGTGTCGATCATGCCAGGCGCCACGGCTGGCCCTCGGGCAGGTGTTCCGTCTTGGCTTCCGTAGACTCGACCGTGGCGCGGGGCCATCGGGAGCTTTTTGATGACCCGCCCTCTGCCCGATCCGCGTACCGCGCTGGGCTACCGCCGCGACGGCCGCCCCATCTACCCGATCCTCGGCGCGTCTTCTGCTGATCCGTCGAACGACGACGCCACGCTCACCCTCAGCCAGAAGCAGCTGAACACGCTCCTGGCCCGCGAGAAGGACCAAGGCGGCAGGGCCGCAGTGCGGGCCCTGGTGGAGAAGCTGGGATTCTCCACCAATACCGACCTCACGGACTTCGTCACCCGCCAACGTCAGACCGAACAGGATCAGCTGACCGAGACGCAGCGTCGCGAGCAGGATCTGACCACGCGGGAGAACGCTATCGCCGCCCGCGAGGCGCAAGCTGCGGCACGGGAACGTGAAGCGTCTCGCCGTGCAGTCCTGGCCCGGGAGGGCTCCACAGGTGAGGACCTGGACGACGCCCTGACGCTGCTGCGTATCCCGGACGACGCCGACGACGCCACGGTGAGTACCGCGGTGCACGAGCTGAAGACCCGCCGCCCCGAGCTGTTCACCGCATCGGCTCCCGGTGGCGGGCAGCCGCCTGCCGCTCCCGGAGGCGCCCCGGCATCGGTCCCGCCGCCCCGGCCGGGCAGCACCGACCGCAAGCCGGGCTCGGCTGGTATCGAGATGGCCCGCCGCCGGGGCCTGATCCCTCCCGCCCAATAGCGGGGCCGGACCTGCTTCTGGGGACCACGCCCCTCTTCTGCTTCGTGGACCGCGCCACACCGGTGAGCGCGTGACCGCTTGCTCAACGCTCAACAGGAGGACACACGGCGTGATCCAGCCGTACACCACCACGGTCACGGCGACCGCAGATCGGGACTGGCTTGCGTCCCGGCACGGCACCGATGCCACCGACACCATCACCCTCGACCTGGCCCAGTTCACCAAGGACACCCACTACGTGGAGCCCACCGGCTCCCGGCCGCACGGCTATGTGCGCTCCGGTGTGCCCGTCGGGCAGATCACTGCATCCGGCCTCTACGGGCCTTACGACCCCGCCGCGACCGACGGCCGTGAGGTCCTGGCCGGCCTCGTGTATGCCGAGGTGCCGTTCACACCCGGCACCAGTAAGGTTCCGGCCGCTCTGTTCTGGCACGGCACTGCCTACGCCGACAAGGTTCCCGGCGGCATCGACCCGGCCAAAATCAGCCCCAGCACGGCCGGAGCGCAGATCCGCTTCCTCGGGGCGGTGAGCGCATGAGCATCGCCGACCTGTTGAAGAACGTCAGCGTCGCGGACCTGACGGCCTACGCCCGCGCCATCCCCAGCCCGCAGGACTTCCTGCTCACCCAGTCGGTGTTCGTCGAGACCCAGGTGAGCGACGTCAAGTGGCGTATCCGGCAGACCAAGCGGCGCGTGAACGCCGCCTCCTACCGCGCCTACGACGCCAGCGTGCCGTTCGCCAAGCGGCAGGCGGAGACCACGCAGACCGAAGGCACCCTTCCCGCTCTGGGGCAGAAGCTCCTCGTCGGTGAAATGGAGCAGCTGCTTCTCGACGCTTCCCGCGGCGCGGACGAGGACCGGCTGATCGAGCTGCTGTACGACGACGTGGAACGTCATGTGGAGGCGATCCGCTCCCGGCTGGAGCTGGCCGCCGGGGATGTCCTCACCGACGGCAAGTTCTCCCTGAAGGGCGAGAACGGCCTCACCGTCGAGGTGGACTACGGGGTGCCGGCGGCGAACATGCCGACCGCGCCGAAGCCGTGGTCGGACCCTGATGCGGACCCCATCGCGGACGAGCTGCGGTGGATCGACTACCTCGACTCCATCGGCGCTCCGGCCCCCGAGTCGGCGCTGACCAGCCGCAAGGCGTGGTCGCATCTGGCGTCCAACGGCGCCTACCGGGCCGCCTACTACGGCACTGCGATCGGTGCGCAGACACCGACCGCCACACTCAACCCGGAGCAGGTCAACTCGGTGCGCGGCACCTACGGCCTGCCTCCGGTCACCTTCTACAAAGCTCAGGTGTGGCAGGACGACGTGTCCAAGCGGGTACTGCCCGAGGACCGGTGGGTGCTGCTGCCGCCCGAGCGGGCGAAGTGGGGCCAGACCCAGTACGGCACCACGGCGGAGTCCCTGGCCCTGTCCCGTGGCACCACGCCGCAGATTGACCGGGAGGAGGCACCCGGCATCGTGATCACCCGTGACGTCGAGGACGACCCGGTGCAGATCTGGACCAAGGGCGCCGCTATGGCCATGCCGGTGCTGTACGCGCCGGACTGCCACATCACCGCGACGGTCCTCTAATGAGCGCCGCCGTCCACGCCCTGGGCGTACTCAGCACCGCTGTACACGTCATCGACCCGGAAACCCGAACCGCGTTCGTTCTCGGTCCGGGCGAGGAGGTGACGAACCCGGCTATCGCTCAGCAGATCACCAACCCGCGCTGCTGGAAGGACAGCGCACCAGTCAGGCCCGCTGGAGGTCGGGGAGGTAGGAAGGCCAAGGCCACAGACGACTGATTGACCGTTCCCCGAACGGATCACGCTTCCTCGTACATCTCTCCGCTCAGGATGTCTTGCGCCATCTGCGTGATGACGTCACGCCTGGTCGTCTCCCCGGTCGTCGGCTCGGGATACCCGGTGGGTAGATCGCGCTCCACTGCGTCCACGATGTCCTTGATCTCGAACGTGATGTTCGTGTCTACCGCGAGACCGGCAACGGTTTCGACGGCCCGCTCCGTCCGCGTGATCAGGTCCAAGGTCAGCGACTCATAGTCAACATCCATGCGACAAAGGGTAGTCGAGGGCGGATGCCCGAAGACTCGGGGTCAAGAACAGGCATCTATCCGCAACAACACCAGATGGGAGGGGCCACCACGGTCCCTCCCATCCCTGCCTCTCAGGAGCAACCCGTGAACAGCAATGTGCTGCGCTGGCTTCTTGCCCAGCTCGGGCCCGACACGGACCCCGCCGATCTGACCCAGCGGTACGAACGCCTTGGCTCCGCCCGCGACGTGGCCCTCGAAGTACTCAACGAACGCATCGCCTCCCTCGTGGCCGAACCCCTGAAGGTCACCGTCAACGGTGTAGCGACCATCGACCACACGGCGAACGTCGCCGCACTCGAACGTCGGTACACCCAGGTGGCGTCGGCGACCGCTCCCGATGCGAATCCGCAGGAGGACGGTGGCGGAGTCGTCGCTTGGGAACTCCTTGCCCGCCCCCGCCGGTAGGCACCGGCAGCGTACGCGAAGGTGTGGTCAATGGGCACAGGAGGAAACTCACAAGCTCATCGCTCGTCTTCTGCAGCGGCCGCGAGCGCCCGGCTGGACCATCTGAGCCGTCTGCTTGACGCTCCTAGGCTGCGGATCATGAGCACTGATGATCACGTTCGACGTATTCGGATTACCGCGAGCGACCAGGGCGGGGCGGTGATCGAGGTCGATGGTCGCGATGTTGCTGGGGCGGTCGAGGCGTACCGGCTGACGCAGACCGTGGAGGAGGGTCCTGAGCTCACCTTGTACATGCGGCCGGGTTGGCAGGGTCTTGCCTACGAGGGCGTGGGTGAGGTGCTGACGGAGCCGGCGGACCTACGGCATGTGGTGATCGACTTTCTGGACGCGGTGGACTGGGAACGGCTCGATGACGCGGTGCTGGCTCGTGAGGATCTCGACGGGAAGCCGGGTGAGCTGACGCGGGGCATGTTGTCGCAGCTGCGGGAGTGGGCGGCTCGTGCTTGATCAGTTGGGTATCGAGCGGTTCGCGGAGAAGCATCTGATGCCGGATCGTGTGGAGATCACCCGCGACGGTGGTGAGCAGGTTCTGGACCCTGAGACTGGGCGGCTGGAGCCTGCCCCGCGCCGGGATGTGTACGAGGGTCCGGCGGGTTTCTACCCGAGGCAGGAACGTATCCGCAGCCGTTCCGGGCGTACTGGGGCGTGGGTGGACGAGGTGCGGCCTGCGTACCGGCTGCTGTTGCCGTTGCGGGCGGGCGAGGTGTGGGAGTCCGATTCTGTTCTGGTCACGCAGGCTCGTGACGAGCAGGCGGTAGGCCGTACGTACTCGGTGGCGGCTTTGGGTGAGGTGTCGTCGCTTCCGATCGTGCGCACGGTGTGGTTGGAGGAGCACAACCGGGCGGTGGCTTCGTGAGCGGGTCTGCGTCGTCGAACGCTGCCGCGGTGGCGCGTGCGTTGGATCGTGCGGCCGGGCGGACTCTCCCGGCGGTGGAGACAGCGATGCGGCACAGCGCGAAGGCGCTGACGTACAGGGTGCAGCGCAATGCGTCGGGGCGGCCGGGCCCCCGTGTGATCACCGGGAGGTATCGGGCGTCGTGGCGCAGTGAGGTGTTCCGCGACGGTCGGACGGTCGTGGGCGTGGTGGGCACGGGGGCGCCGCAGGCTCGGCGGCTGGAGTTCGGGTTCGTCGGTGTGGACAGTCTGGGCCGCAGGTACAACCAGCCCCCGTTCCCCCATGTGGGTCCTGCGGTGGAGGCCATCGGCCCGGTGCTGGTGCGGGAGTTCGGTGACGCGCTGAGGCGGTCGCTGTGAGTGCGTTGACGGAGGACCTGGAGGTGGCGCTGGCGGAGGTGATGGCGGAGAACGAGCGGGGTCTTCTGGCTCGTGCGGTTGTCGTGGTGGAGGTCTTGGACGACGACGGCGAGCGCGCCTTGTCGGTTCTGACGACTCCTGGGCTGCCGGACTGGGATGCGCTGGGGATGTGCAGGTTCGGTGTGCTGTCCATCGAGAATCCGGCTGGCTTCAATGGGGAGGGCGAGTGATCGACCGGGAGCGGTTCTCGGCGTCGTTGCGGCTCATGCTGATTGAGGCGACGGGGCGGCCGTGTGGTCTGGGTTCTCTGCCGCTGGTGGACGGGGCTCCTGCGCCGGTGCCGTACACCGTGCTGTACCCGCAGGGTGGGAGGGTGCATGGTGCGCCGTTGGCTGACCGGTCGGAGGATGCCAACTTGGTGTATCAGGTGACCTCGGTGGGGGCTCGTACCGATCAGGCGGAGTGGATGGCGGGCCGGGTGGAGCGTGCCGTTCTGGAGCGGACGGCTGCGGGCGGGTGGCGGTATCCGCTGGTCGTTCCGGGGGCTGATGTGTGGGCGCGCGAGCAGGATGCCGATGACGGCACCGATGATTCCGGTGCGGATGACGGCGTGGTGACCAGCGCGCAGCGGTACCGGTTCAGAGTTTCCGGCTTCTCTAACGGCATCGCTCGATCGGAGCACGCACGCGCATCAGGGAGCCAATGAATCACCCCAATTACAGTCCCGATGGACCCTCACTCATTTTTCTGATTCGACACAGGAGAGCTGGACAAGACAGGAGTTCCCTGATGCATGCACCACACGGATAGCAGGGACCCGAACACTGCGGGAGTGAACCAGAGAAGCGCGTCCCGACCCGAGGCGATGAAACTCGCTAGCGCCAGTCCGTGAACCAATATCGCGAGGGAGTAAATCCCGACGAACTCGAACCGTCTGGCGCCTCGACTCTTCATTGCGTGACACTCCTGAATCTTTCGCTATTTCCGCACATAGTCATAATGGGGGGTGAATCGGACACTTGCGTCACTCGCTCCGAGTGCGCCAATGCGGGCGAATTCGTGACAGCCTCCTGAGGATGGATAGATCAAGGCTGATTATCATTTATCGGCTACGCTCGGAATTTCAGTGATCACGGCGTGAGGGGTGGCCGTGTGAGACCGAAAATGGCGAGCTCTGGCAGTCAAATATCATGTGGCTGGTGTAAAAATGAACCACTTTACGTATTCGGGTGCTGAGGGGGTAGGGGGTGGTAGTCCCCCATCTTTTCCGTTCCCAGGCATCCGGAGTGCAGAGATGGGGCGTTCCGGGGGGTGTGTCTCACCGAACAGCCAGATAAGCAGCCGCGTGTTGCTCAAGGCATGGGCGTTCGACTGTTCCGCCGTCTGGCACTTCCCAGACCTCGGGCCGGTCCGCCGCCGAAAGATCTGAATGCTCTGGCGTGCAGGTCCAATTGGACCTGCACGCCAGAGCATTCACCCAGGCATCAGCTTCACGCACTCGAGGGCTTGCTGGTGCGCGTTACATACCATGCCCCGGAAATCCAGGCCACACATAGGAAAAAAACCGAGAGTCGCAAAAAATACGGATCGCTCCCATCTGTGAAGTAGAGAATTGCCATTAGTGTACCCATGGCAAACTGAAGTACAGAGAGATCCCTCAGTCTGCGGCTTAGGCTTCTCTTCATTCCCTCATCCGTTCACTCACACTCGGGTTGGGCCGTGCTGCCCCCGCGAGGGCGCGGGGGCAGCACGGCCCAACTGCTTCACGGGATCTAGCAGCGCACCACCGACGGGTAACTGTAGGCTTGCCAGTGGTACCACTTGAATTTAACCGTGGCCTTTACCCTGAGGCATTTTCCCTTGGAGTTTGCCTCGCGCGCTTTCTGGTGAACCCAGCTCATATATACGACGAGCAGTGAGTTGACCACTTTGACGTGCGTGCTGCCGAAGTTTGAAGCAGCGACGCCGGCGATCGGGAAGAAGATACCTGGAGTGCGGGAGACCTTCCTAGTGTACTTGCGGTTCAGGTACACGTAGACCGATACCCCGACGTGCCACCCACTCTTCCAGCGCCAGAACGACCACGTGTGTCCCTTTGCCTTGCCCCAGTAGTGGTACCGGGTCCTCCACTTATGCCACCGTCCATCGAGATCGTATCGATTCACGGGGTCCGCGCTGGAGTACTCGTAGGCATTCCGGTTACCGCCGTAGACTGGGTCCACCGACAGGAATCGCCCCGTAGCCGAGTTGTAGAGGCGGACGCCCATCAGGATGGTGCCGCTCGGCGTCTCCGCAGAGCGCCGGAAGCCTCCTAGCCAGCCGTAGCGCGCGGCCGTGCTTCTCTCTCTGGGGTTTCCGTACTCATCGGCACTCAGAGCGGTCGGGGCCACGGACTGATCGAGAGGCAACATCAGGCTGACGTCGCCGTGCAGATTCACCAGTTGAAGGACAACCGTGCCGGACGCCGTTGTGGTCGCGGACATATTGTCGGCAAGGTCACTGACCATGCGGGTCACGGAGCCCGTGGTGTTGTCCGTGATCCATCGCGGGGAGTCCGACGAATCACTGTAGTGATTCGTCTGCGCCCCGCTCTGCGTCCACTCGCCCGATGCCTTGGACTCCGTCGTCCAGCTACGGAGTCGTCCAGCCGCGTCCAGCGCCCACGTCTGACGCTGGTCACCCGCCGTCTGCTGTCGGACCAGATCATTGGTGTGGTAAGCGATAACGGTACCGTCGGGCATACGCGTGGTACGTCCGAAGGCGTCGTAGTCGTACCCCGAGTCGGTGATGCGGTTCGCACTGTCATAGGTGTGCTTGACCGTCGTACCGTCTGCGGTCGTGCACGCTGCACCGGCCGGTGCAGCCGCCGTGGTGAGCGCGGTCCGGTTGGTGCGCTCGTCGAAGGCGTACGAACGTGTGGTGCACGCGTTCGCGTACATGTCCTCGACCTTCTTGAGGCGCCCGATCGAGTCATACGCGTACGACTGGGACTCCGTCAGACCGGCCCCGCCGGTACGCCTGGTCCATTCGCCGCGAATCGATTCCGCGGCGGTGTCAGTCAGCAGGATCGTGCCGTCTGAGTCGCGGGTATACGACCGCTGCTCAGGCACGCCGACCTTACCCGCAGTCTGCGTCATCGTGTACCCACCCGGCAGGCTCTGCCTGACGACCGCGCCGCCGATGTCATAGGCAGCTGTGAAGGTGCCCGCGACCGAGTCGTTCATCGATGTGGGCAGGCCGCGAGGCTCCTTGTTGTGGTCGTAGCTGTACGTCACCGTCGACGGTACTGAATCGGAGACCTTCACTGGACGGTCGAAGCTGTCATAGGCAGTCGTGGTGACCGCGTCATCGGCGTCCGTGTAGGAGATGAGGCGCCCCAGCGCATCGAACTCCTGATAGATCACGCCGCCGTCCTCGGACATGGTGACGGAGACCTGCCCGTTGGCTTCGTTGTACGCGAAGGAAGTGCCGGACACCTTCGTCCCCAGTCCACCATCGACCTGGGTGCTCTTGATGCGGCCCGCGCTGTCGTACGTGAGCGTCGTGATACGTGCGTACTCGCCCGAGGTCTCGGCTGTCTCCGTTACCTGCCCGTAGAAACCGTACTCAGTGGTGGTGTCCACCACCTGGCTAGGCTGAGAACCTCCACCCGTGATGTCACCGGCGGGCCCGGTCCAGCACTCCAACCCCGCCCACTCCGGACGGCCTTCGCACCAGCCCGTGCCGGTCGCCGACCAGTACGCGGTGATACGAGACGTGGCGTCGTTACCGGTACCGCCAGGCGGTACGTGTGAGGTGACTCGGCCCTGTGGGTCGTACCCGGTGGTGGTGACCTGGGTGAGGCCGCCCGGGTCCTCGATGCCGTGGATCGGAAGCCCCTTGACCCAGTCGTACTGGGTCTGCTGGAGTCGCTTTTCCGTCATCAGCGAGTAGTAACCGCGGACTCGTGCCCCGGATATCGCTAGGGTTACCTGGTCACTCATCACGGCACTGCCGTCAGTGGGCCGCCCCTCGTCGTATTCGTTGACGGTCCATGGCTGGGCCACTACAGAGGTACCTGCGGAGGCGATGATGGTGCTGCCGTCTTTGAAGTCCTCGGTCAGGTCGATGCGCTGCAGCGGTTCGAACTGCTCCAGGAGTCTGACGCCGCTCTTGTCATAGCGTGAGGTTGAGGAGAGGAGTGTGGCTCGCTCGGCGACGCTGAGGGCACCGATACCGAGGTCGGCCAGGCGAGCCTTGTCCTCGTCGCTCGTTCCCAGCGCGAGGGAGTGGTGACTCGCGGACAGCTCGCGCACCGGGTTGCCGTGCCTGTCCCCCTCTTCGGTGGTGACGCCTCCGGCTTCGTCGATCGTATTCACCTCGCTCCCGGAGGCGTTGAGGTAGTGGATCACGGCGCGCTTGTATCCTGTACGGCTGAGCGCACTTCCCTTGTGGGACGTAGGCACAGAGTCGGCAGGGAAGATTGCCGTCGCGTCAGTGGGCGCATCGAGCTGCCCCCACTTTTTCACCGCAGCAGCGTTCATCGCATACGGAGCATTGTCGCCGGACAGTGGGACGTCATAGACGATTGACGTGATCGCCTCGCCGTCGGTCACGTCAGCTGAGCCCTCTTTGAGGGTGGCACGCGTCACCTTGGTGAGCATGCCGCCGTCCGGCTCGCCGGCGGCGGTGTAGGTGAAACTCCACGGCAGCTCGCCGGGCGGGGTGAGCTTGCTGATTCGGCCGGCGCTGTCGTACGTGTAGCTGGTCTTCAGCGCAGGGGCTATCTGAGGGTTCCATGCCTCGCGCAGGCGACCGGACGTGTCATAGGCGTATGCCTGAACCGGCCGCGCCGTTGCCTTGCTTGCGTCCTTCTCCGTGGACCAGAGCACGAGTCGCTTCACCCGGCCCGTGTAGTTGCCAAAGACCGAGGATGTGGCTGTGGTGCTGTCCGCGTACTCGAAGTCGAGCACTCGGCAGCCTTTGGTGTCTGGAGTCTTGGCACAGATGTCATTGGAGATGGCACCGCCCGCGGCGACGAGCCGCTTGGGCCGAGCTAGCACCTTGCCGTCGATGGTGACGGCCTCCGAGATCACGTGGGTCGTCGAGTTCCCGACGCCGTTCAGCCCTGATGAGGTGAGCTGCCAGGTCTCGGCATCGGCCGTAACCTTCGCGAAGATCGACTCTCCGCCGTCGATATCGGTTAGGGTGAACCCCTTTTCGAAACTTCCGGAGAGAGTAAGAGCGTTCATGCCCGGCTCAGGAGCCCAGCCGTCGGCGGTAGCGGTGAAGTGAACGCTACCGCCGCCCGCCAGCACCACAGCGAGTGAAGTCCCGGAGGTCTTGCGGATGTGCGTGTATCCCGCCTGCGTCACTGCGGCGACCGTGCCTGAGACCCATTCGTCGCCGAAGACCGCGACCTGACCCTCCTGCCGCCCGCCTGCGCCAGGCTGGCGTGAGCTGGTTGTACGTGCGGCAGCGAGACCGAAGTAGCTGCTTTCCGTGCCGTCAAGCCTGAAGTCGCCCGTCAGGAGGCTGAGGCTACCGGGACCCACTGTGGTTGACGCTGCCGCTTCAGCATTGCGGTCGACAACAGTCGAAATCGGGTCTGTGACCACGGAGGCACTCTCGGCGCCAGTGAACTTTGCCCTGACCTGGATTGCCCCGTCCGGATTGACTGTGTCGGTAGCCGTCCAAGTCGCCGCCGGATTTCTGCCGTTCGTCAGAGGCACCGGCCATGCCGCGAGCTCGTCACCACCCACAGTCACATCGCCGACCGGGATCTCGGACCACGGGTCTTCGTCAGACCTGCGCCATGAGAACGTCACCGCGTCGTACTTCGCCGCATCCGTCTCTGCGACCAGGGACAGCCTACGCGCCGTATGTTGGCCATCAAGCGGGGTGACGAAGCCACCTGACCCGGCGTGGAAGACGTACTCCAGGGCCTCGGACTTGTTGTCCGCCTTGTCGACGGCCCGTACCTGGAGGGTGTGGGTCCCGTCCTTAGGCGGCGTCACATCGAAGCTGACCGTGCTCGATCCGTTCGCGTTCTCCTTGGTCCACTCCACACCATCCACTGACCACTCAAACCACTGGTGATCGGAGCCAGAAGGCGGGGTCACGGTGAACGTGCCTTCTTGGCCCTCACCCTTGACCCACTGGCCGGTCGGGTAGTCCGTGGAGGTGATCTTGGTAGGCGCGGAGGGGGCCTTGGTGTCGACCGTGAAGGTCTTCCAGGCCGACCAGCCGGTGTTGTAGTGCGTGCCGTCGTAGGGAGAGGTGCGGAACTTGTACGTCTTCCCCTCGGCCAGCACCCCGGACGGCACGGTCACCGAGGCGGGCTGCCCGGAGGGCACGAACTTCGACACGATCGGGCTGCCGACCTGCTTGTCGGTGGCGCTGTCGAAGATCTGGAAGGTGCCGTTGACCTTGTCCCCGTCCGCGTCGACGAAGGTGTCACGCAGGGTCGGCGTCAGGGTGTTGACCATGTAGGCGTCGTCATCGGAGAAGTACGGCGGCCCCGCCTCCTGCTTGGTGCCCGTACGCGGCCGGAAGTTGTACGTCACCGACAGCTTCGGCGGGTTCTTCGCGGCGTTGGCGGAGTTCACCCGCTTCCACTGGGCGACCGTGGTCTCGCTCTTGGCCCGGATGCCCAGGTGCCCGCGGGTGGCCTTGGCTCCGGCCCACTCCTGGGCCAGCGTGGTCACGTCCGCGTTGATCCAGCCGTCCGGCTGGGTCGTGCAGGTGGGATTGCCCCGCGTCTCGGTGGACTCCGCCTTCAGCGCGGTCATCGTCGGCCGGTTGGTCCAGCGGCTGGCCGTCGTCGCGGCGGGCGAGGACCAGACCTGCCACGGCTGGGCGGCGCAGGTGGTGTTCGCCGAGTGGAAGTTCCACAGGCTCAGTTTCGCGCTGGAGACCAGGGCGTCCGCGATGGGCGCGGTGTTCCAGGTGATGAAGGACTGCGCGGTACGGGGGGTGCCGTTCGCGTTCGTCGTACCGGGGTTGCCGAAATCCAGCTCCACGTCGGTGGACCAGTCGCGGGTCTCGCCCTGCTGGACGTACGTGTCGAAGACGTTGCCCAGGGAAGAGGTCGAGGGGTCGACCGTCACTGGGTACTTGGTGTCCTTGTCAGCGAGGTACTTCGCGTCCGGGGTGACCACCAGGTTGATGGTCGAGCCCTTCTTCTTCACCTTCATCGCCACCGGCACCCGGCGGGTGTGCTCGCCGGAGACCTTGTCGACGGTCGCGTCCCACATCACCGGGGCGGGCATCACGGCCCGCTTCTTGTTCTTCTTGTCGGTGAAGAGGACGCTGCCGTCCTTCTGCTGCTTGGCCTTGAGGCCCTTAGCTTTGAGCGGCAGGATGTAGGAGTAGCCCTCGGCGGGCTTCTCCTTGATCTCTACGTACTGCTCGAAGCCGGTGCGGGTCGATTCGATGATCACGTCCGCGCCGGGGAGCGCGTTCGGGTAGGTGGCCCGGGTGCCATCCAGCTTCGGGGCAGGCAGGCCGCCCTTCCACTGGAGGGTGATCTGTTCGTTGCCCTCCCCTAGGGTCACCAAGTCCCGGGCGCTCGCCTTGTTTGCGGCGGCGAGGGACTTCGGCACCGTGCCGCTCTTGCCTGCCAGGCGCAGTCCGTTGGGGTGGGCCTTGGCTTCGACGTCGCCGTCTGTTTCCTGGAGTTCTACGTCGATATCCGTCCAGGTGCCGCCCTGCTTGAAGCGGACCGGGCCCGCGGACAGTTCGGTGGTGAGGGAGCCGCTCTTGTTCACCCAGGTTGTCGAGGTCTCGGTGCGCTCGGACAGGGCCTCGATGCGCTTGCCATACAGCTTGGCCGCCACCTTCGCCGAGGCGATGTCGGCCGCCTCGGACGGGGCCTTGGCTCTTGCGTCGGGCTCCTTGTCCGAGGCATGTTGGGCTGGGCGGTTCAGGGCTGCCGCCTGGCCAGTAGTGGCCACAACCAGGGCAGTGTCGGCAGCTAGCACTACTGCCGCACCCAACGCGATCTGGGGCAGGATGCGTCTGTGGCGTCGCAAGGCGAGCGCCGACCCCTGCCACTCATCGGCAGGGGATATTCGCTCTGACATCAGTCAGCAACTTTCCATGAGAGAAGCTTGGATCAGGCATGACCTAAGCAACAGACAGGAACGGAATGTAACCCTCTGCTTGAGATCCACCTACTCAACAAATGGTTGAAATCGGGCCAAGGGGCCGCCGTGTTGTATGAGGTGCGTCACGATTGCAAGGGCTGCACAGTGTTTGACACCGATCTGATCACTGTGTGATCACGAAACACGCCGAGCAGGGACACGGTGACTCGTAGCCAAGTCCGCTCAGGGGCGGGGACCGTGACCCTACAGGCTGTTGCAGTGTGCGAGTGATCGCAAGCCGTCGAAGCGGCACGGTACTGATGAGCAGCCTCTCCACGCCTACAACGTGTTGGCTCTCCTCCCGGGGCATCTCCTTGGGCGTCGTATCGTGAGCGACGTGCAGGCCTGACTCTCGTTGGCACGTTCATGCAGCACCCTCACCGCGGAGGCCCCGCGCGGACGCCCACCCGGGATCGGGATGGGCCGGTTCCCCGACACGACGTCGAGGGACGGGGCCGCCCCGTGGATTCGAGTTCGGCTGCCGTCCCGGAATCGGACAGCAGACCTTGCAGGTGAAGAAGTATTCCCGTCGCGGGGTGACCCGCGTTCTGTGGCTGGAGAAGGTAGCCGATGCCAGTCACATCCCGACTCGGCCGGAGCTGACGGCCGGCACTGACCTGACGAATGCGATCGCGTCGATCGATGGTTGGGCACTGGCGAACCAGAGCATCGAGACCCCGGATCTGGGTTCGACGTTCGACTCCAGCATCCCGGGTTCGGACAAGGCGGATGACTCGTCTCTCGGGTTCTACGAGGACAAGGTGTCCGACGAGATCGAGCAGTTGCTGACGAAGGACGCCACCGGCTGGGTGGTGTTCCTCCGCAAGGGCGACGTGCCTGGCTCCAAGTCGATGGACGTGTTCCCGACGCGTGTCGGGTCTCGGTCTCCGAACTACTCGACCGATAACGAGGCAGCGAAGTTCACGGTGTCGTTCTCGATCACGGAGAAGCCGACGCAGGACGCCGAGATCCCGCAGGCCGCAGTAGCTCCGGCATCCCTGAGCAAGTAGCCCGGCCCTCGTTCCTCTTGTCCTTGGCCGGGCTGGTCGCCGCTGTGGCGATGGCTCATCTGGTGTCGGCCCGGCCTGGCCCGTTCTCGAATCTGTGGAGTTCCCTGTATGAGCAGCAAGACCCGACCTGAGCCGCCGGCGCAGGCGGTGGCCCGTGACGCGCACTGGGCGGCGAAGATGGCGCGGCTGCGTGCCCGGCAGCTACCGGAGCACACGCTTCAGCTGTGCGACGATCCGGCGGTCAAGAAGCGTCTGGACCAGGCGAAGCTGGAGCTGGCGCGGCTGCGGATGGCCGATGCGGAGGCAGGCCGGGAGCCGGGCGAGGAGACTCGTACGGCGGAGGCCACGCTGGAGGAAGCGCAGGTCGCGTTCGATGCGGTGACGGTGTCTTTGACGTTCAAGGCTTTGCCGCGTCCGGTGCTGGATGGGCTGATTCGGGAGCATCCACCGACGGAGGAGCAGGGCGAGGACGGGGACGCCTGGAACCCGGAGACGTTCCCGGCGTCGCTGGTCGCCGCCTCGCATATCGAGCGTGACGAGGCTGGCCGGGCGGTGGAGGGCATGTGCCGTGAAGAGGCGCAGGATCTGCTGGACTCGTGGTCGGCGGCCGAGTCGAACGCTCTGTTCTCGGCGGCGTGGCAGGCGCAGCAGCTCAGCCGGGCGTCCACGGTGGATGTGGGAAAAGGCTGATCTCCGATCCGCAGTTCCGGGCCGAGCTGGAGCTGTGTGACCGCTACCGGATTCCCCACAGCCAGTTTCTCGGGGCTTCGGATGGGCGGTGGTCGGAGGCGGACCGGGCGAAGGCGTTGGCGTTCGATGCGTACCGGCGCAGTGTGTGTGACAGCTGCGGCACCAGGTCCGCGGAGTGGGACGAGGGCCTGGGCGGTGATCGGTACGCGTACGTCACCACGACGGTGCGGTGTGTGGGCTGTGAGCTGATCGCCGCCGAGCAGGACCAGGTGCCGGAAGGCCCGGACGGCTACGGCGTGCGGATCGGCCTGGTTCCGCGAACGGTGTGGGAGCAGCAGCAGGGGGCCTGACAAGGGGGCGCGGGGAGTAAGGGCACCGGCAGGTGTCGCAGTACACGCTGAGCGTCAGCATGCGCGCCGACGCGACGCGGCTCGTGTCGGAGCTACGGCAGTCTTCGCGGGCGGTGCGCGGGTTCGGGCGGGATGTGGCCGCGCTGAACCGGCAGCTCGGGCGGCTTCCGGGCAGTGCCCGCGGGGCTGTGGGCGGGCTGCGGGACCTTGACCGGCAGGCGGCCCGGACCCGTTCCGGTCTTCGCCGGATGGGTGGTGACGGCCGCACGTCGATGCGGCACATCACCGACGGCACGCGGCAGGCGCGGCGGGAGATGCACCACCTGCAGCGGCTGGTCGTCGGCGGCGGCATCGTCGGCGGTCTGGCCGAGATCGCCAAGGAAGGCAACGAGTACCAGCGGGCCATCCAGAAGTGGGGCGCGGTCACCGAGGCGTCCGGTGTGGAGATGGTGCAGGCCGCGGCGAAGGCGCGTGAGCTCGGCGCGGACCTGGAGATTCCCGGCACGTCGGCGGCGAAGGCTGCGGACGCGATGGTGGAGCTGGCCAAGGCCGGGCAGACCTCGACATCGTCCATTGCGAACGCTCGGGCAGCGATGCAGCTCGCCGCGGCCGACAACCTGAGCGCGGCAGATGCCGCGAAGTTCTTGGGCGACATCATGGACCAGTTCGGTCTGTCGTCGAACAACGCCGGCCGGGCTGCTGACGTGCTCGCCGCGTCCGCGAATGCCGCCTCCGGTGGGCTGATGGACATCTACTACGCGATGTCCTACACGGGCCCGGTCGCCGCCCAGCTGGGCATCGACATCGAGGACACCTCGGCGGCTGTGGCGATGCTCGCCCGCTCGGGCATCCTCGGCTCGAAGGCAGGAACGTCCCTGCGGGGCATGCTCACGAACTTGGCCAGGCCGACGAGGCGGATGCAGCAGGGCCTGAAGGACCTCGGGATCGAGGCGTGGGACGCGCAAGGCAACTTCAAGGGCCTGCGCAACGTGATCGAGGGCTTCGAGGAAGCCCAGCACCGCATGTCTCAGAAGGACTTCCTCGGCGCGCTCGCCAACGTGGTGGGCAAGCCCGCACTGGCCGGTGCGGCCGCTCTCGCTCACCAGGGCACCGAGGCGTACGACCAGATGCACACGGCGATCGCGCGTACTGGTGCGGCTGGGGAGATCGCGGCCTCGCAGACGAAGGGCCTGGCGGGTGCGGTCACTCAGCTGAAGTCGCAGGCGAAGACGACGGGACAGGTGCTGTACACGTCGGCGGCGCCTGGCCTGGAGTGGTTTACGCGGCTGCTGACTTCGGGACTTGCTGGCGCTACTCCGGTGTTGTCGGGCACCTTGGACTACCTCCATGACCTGTACACGTTGGCGGGTCCGTCACTGTCGGCTGCTGCCCGCGGCGGTGTGGAGGAGCTGGTCGGCGCCTTCGGTGATCTGGGTGGCGAGCTGGGCGATATCGCTTTCGATGTGGCTGCTGCCGCCCTGAACGTGCTGGCCAACGCAGGCGATGCGCTAGTGGACGTTCTCCGCAACGCCTACCGGGCGGTGTCGCCGGTCACGGATGCGCTGGCGGGCCTCAACGAAGAGGCGGACGCCGGCGGCACGGCTCTCGACATCATCGTCACCGGCCTGAACCTGGCCTCCCAAGCAGCGAGCACGGTGTCCGGTGCGCTGGTGCCGGTCGGTGAGGCTGTGGCGTGGCTGGTGCGCGGCTTCTCAGAGCTTCCGGGGCCGGTACAGACCGCGATCGTCGCGATGCTGTTGGCCCGGCGCGTGGCTCCGGTCTTCGACCGGCTTGGGCGCACGGTGTCGGGTCCGGTCGTACACGCCTACCGGTCGCTGGGCGACCAGATGCGGGTGCAACAGCAGCTTGCCGCGGCACAAGGCCAGTCCATCGGCCGGGTCAGTGCCGCGATGGCTGTCCTTCAGACCCGTGTGCCGGTCATCGGGCAGATGACAGCCGCGTTCCGTAACGCCAACGGGCCCGTCACGGGTTTGACCCGCTCCATCGGTGTCGGTCTGGGCGGTGCAGCGCGCGGCCTGATGGGTGTGCTCGGCGGCCCGTGGGGTGTGGTCCTCGCAGGCGCCGGGCTGGGCCTGTCGATGCTCGCCGACCGCCAGCAGAAGGCAGCCCAGGCGGCGAAAGAGCACGAGGCACGGGTCAGCAATCTCACGCAGGCGCTGCGCGAGTCGAACGGAACGATCGATGACTCAGTACGAGCTGCTGCCGCGCAGCAGCTGATGGACACGAAGGTCTTCGACGGCAAGGAACGCCTTGTCGACGTGATGCGCAAGGCGGGCGTCTCTGTCCGGGAGGTCACCGACGCCTACGTGGGGCAGGACAGCAGCCTCAACGCCCTGCAGAAGCAGCTGGAGGCCACGGCCGAGGCGAACATGGAGTGGGACGGCAACCAGGGCGGCGCGTACAAGTACTACACCGACACCGGTCTCGCCGCCGCGCGGGCAGCGAAGGCTCTCGGCTCGGTCAAGGGCGAGATGTCGCAGGCGGTGCGGGATGCCAAGGATCTCGCTGATGCGACGGGTACGAGCGGCCAGGCCGCGCAGTCGGCTACGGGGCCGTTCGGGCAGTTCTCGGACGCGATGCGGCGCTTGTCGGATGAGACCGCTGACGCGGACAGCCGCGCCCGCGCTTTGCACGACGCGCTGAACGTTCTGGCAGGCGGCTCTATCGACCTGTCTGCCGCAGAAGCCCGGCTGAACCGGTCGGTGTCCAACGTCTCCGACACGTTGGAGAACGGCGTCGACAAGGCGAACGGGTACGGCAAGACGCTGCTGAACATGGACGGCTCGCTGTCCACGGTCACCCGCAACGGGCAGAAGCTGTACGACCTGTTTCAAGGGCTGTCCACGAACGCCGCTGATGCCGCGCTGGCCGCCTACCAGTACGCCGAGGCGAACGGTAAGTCCGTGCCGGAGGCACTGGCGGCTGCACAGGCGCAGATGAAGACGGCGCGAGATTCCGCGATCGAGGCTGCGGATGGCTTCGGTATCGGCGCGGAGGCTGCGGCGAAACTCGCGGACGAAGCGGGCCTGGTGCCCGAGCAGGTGTCGATCCTTCTTCAGACGGTCGGCATGGACGAGTCCGTGGCAGAGCTGATCGCCGTTCAGCAGGCGCTGGAGGCCACACCGGACAAGCGGACCGTCACGATCGCGACGTTGAGCAACGAAGCCCGGGAGGACCTGGAAAAGCTCGGTTTCAAGATCAAAGACCTCAAGGACCGGCGGGTGAAGGTGTCCGCCCCCACCGATCTGCCGCGTCAGGACCTTGATGCGCTGATCCAGAAGATCGCGCTGACGCCCGGCTCGAAGCATGTGAAGGTCACGGCGGCCACGCAGGCGACGGTGAACAGCCTTCAGGCGGTTAAGGAGAAGATCGCCGACGTCCCTGGCGGGAAGACGGTGAAGGTCAAGGCGCCGACAGCGGATGCCCGGCAGCAGCTCGAAAACCTCGGGTTCAAGATCGCCGAGGTTCCGGGGTCGAAGAACGTCTCGGTCACTGTCCCCACCGGGACCGCGAGGACGAACGTGCAGCGCATCCAGGACGTGATCAACGGCATCTACGGGCGCACCGTCGGTATTGGCGTGTCGCTCAGGGCCACTTCGTGGGACCGGGACGGCAACGGCGTGCCTGACGCCATCCAGGCAAGGGCCCGCGGTGCGGTCGTGGACTATTTCGCTGACGGAGGCGTACGGGAAAGCCACGTCGCAGAGATAGCGCCCGCAGGGAGCTGGAGGGTGTGGGCGGAGCCGGAGACCGGGGGCGAAGCATATGTTCCTCTATCGCCTGCTAAGCGGACTCGCAGTAAGGCCATCGTCGGCGAGGTGGTGCGCCGGTTCGGCGGTGACGTCAGCTGGTACGCGGACGGTGGGCTGACGGGCTTCTCCTATTCGCCGGCCTCGTACACCTCTGTTTCCTCTCTGGTCAGCGATGCGCAGGACAAGAAGGGCCGCTTCTCGCTGTCGCTGTTCGAGAAGAAGCTCAAGAGCAGTGCCCGCACGATGTCCCGCTGGCGGCGGGACCTGGTCACGGTCGCATCCCGGACTGGTACCGACGTGGCGCGCGCCCTGGAGGAGATGGGCGAAGACGGCGTCTCCCTCACCCGGAAGATGGCCACCGGCTCCAGCAGGTATGTGCGGCAGATGAGCCGGGAGTTGAAGGCGCTCGCGGATGCCTCCCGCGCTTCACTGACGGACTACACCGGCCAGCTGAAGTCTGCGGTGAAGGACCAGGCGGCGTTCGAGCAGGACCTGGCGAAGCTGGCGGCCTCCGGGTACGGAGACCTGGCATCCCGCCTGGCTGCGCAAGGGGACCAGGACGCGGCCGATCTCGCCTCGCAGGCTGCGCGGGACGACCGCAAGGCGCGGTCCGCGAACAGTGCCGCGAAGGCCGCGGACGCGACACTCACCGCCGGACAGCTTGCCGACCTGGTGAAGATCATCGCGGCAACGAGGTCGGGCGGTACGGGCATTCACGCGGTCGCTGACGCCACCGGCCTGGCCGAGGACGACATCATTACCGTCGCCAGCAAGGCGCGATCGCAGATCCGGCAGGCGCTCGGGGCGCGGGCGAGCCGTCTGCTGTCGGATCTGACGAAGGCGACGAAGGGGCTGGCGTACGCGGACGGCGGGATCTGGGAGCCCGGCGTCTACTCGTCGGCCCGAGGGCTGATCAAGTTCGCTGAGCCGTCCACGCGCGGCGAGTCCTACATTCCGCACGCGGCATCCAAGCGGGGCCGCGCTACCGCGGTTCTCGCGGAGACCGCGGACCGGTTCGGGTACGCCCTGACCGGTATGCGGGAGGCCTCGGCGGGCCGCGTTCAGGTGGTGGTGGTGCGCCAGCCGGCGGCGCTGGTGGGTTCGATGCCGGTCACCGTCACCGGGTCCTCGGCCAGCCCGGAGGAGTTCGGGGCCGCGGTGATGAGGCGGCTTCGGAACGCGCAGCGCGGGGGGCTCCTGTGATGCGTGAGCTGAAGGACTGGCAGATGGAGCTGGCCGGGGTCCTGCTCGGCACCGGCACCGACATCCCCGTGGGCGAAGTGGTGGGCCTTGGGGTTCCCGAGCTTCGTACACAGGATGTGGAAAACCCGGCTGGGGATGGCGCGTTCGCCGGTGTGGACCTGTACGGGCCGCGCACGGTACGGATCGAGGCGGGAATCCGAACCCCTGGTGACCCGGGGCGGGCTCTTGACCTGCTGGCGCAGTTGCAGCGTGCCGCCGACACGCCAGAGGTACGGCAGACACCTGGCGCGGAAACGGTACTGCGGGTGTGCTGGCCCGGCCGACCGACGCGCCGCCTGACCGGTCGACTGCGCCGAGTGGAGGCCACAAGCACCGCGAAGGCCGCCAACGGGTGGATTCCCCTCGACGTGGAGTTCGTGGCGCTCGACCCACGGTTCCACTCGGACGACGCCTCGGGCCTCACTCTCACTCTGTCCTCGGACGGCCTGGGGGGCCTTCAGGCCCCGCTGGTGGCACCGCTGACTACCGGCGTCGCGATCCCTGACGAGCGGCGCGGCTGGCTCCACAACGACGGCGACCTGCCGGCCTGGCCGACGATCCGTATCACCGGGCCGTGCTCCAACCCGCGGCTCCGGCACGTCCAGACGGGCAGGGTGCTGGAACTCGCCGTGACGCTGAAGTCCGGCGAGTACATCGACATCGAGACCCGGCCCGGAACGCGCTGGGCGCTGCGCAACGGCACCGGCAGCGTCGCCGCATCCCTGTCACCAGCCTCCCGCCTGGACCAGTTCGTCATCCCACCCGGCAGCAGCGAGCTGTGGTGGACCGCCCGCAACTACACCAACGCCACACGGCTGGCCCTGTCCTGGCGGACCGCGCACGCCGCCCTGTAACCCTCGGAGGAACCCCCTGTGACCCTGATCCAGCCGCCGCTCCTCACCCACGGCGGCACCCACGAAGCCCGCGCGTTCCGCATGATGATCCGCGACCTGGCGCGCGGCAGCCAGGGCATCACCGAAGCCGACGATCTGAAGGTACTGCCGCTGGCAACACCCGGACCTGGCGTGCGCGTTGCAGACGGCTCCGCCATCGTCCGCGGGGCCGCGTGGGGGCAGGGCTCCTACACGCAGTACAACATCGGGCACGCCACCGTGCCGATCGTGCCGACCGGCGCGACCGAGCGATCTGATCTGCTGGTGCTGCGCATCGAGGACCCGGAGTACGAGGGCACCCTTGACCCGGCCACGGACGACATCGGCACGTTCCAAGTGGTGCCGAACGTCTCACACAATGCGCGCACCGCCCCGGCCGGCATGACGGCGATCCCTCTCGCCAGGATCAACATCCCCGCCAACACAGCCGTGATCACTGCCGCGATGATCACCGATCTGCGCCGGGTCGCCAATCCACGGCGCGAGCGGACACTGCACACGGCGTTCCCGTCCTCGGCAGACCGCCTGCCGCGCAAGCACGACGTGTTCCAGAACTGGCCTACGCAGGCCCGGTGGAAAGTGCCGGTCCCCTCGTGGGCAACCCGCATGAAGGTGATCACCACGATCACCGGCTTCCGGCTCTCCGACGGTGACGTGTACGGGAAGATGCAGAACGCCATCGCCTCTCTCCGAGGTCAGGACACAGCCTTCGATGATGACCAGGGCGGGGCGATTCGCCGCACGACCATGGTCCTCGCGGACAACTTCGCTGTGGCCTCCAGCCTGCGCGGCACCACACAGGACTTCTACGTACAGACGAAGCTAGCGTCCAACGAGCCCGGCAACGTCACTGTAGACGCGGCCAGTTCACTGGTCTGCGACATCGAGTTCACCGAGGGACCGGTGTGATGCCGGTCTACCGCTTCCAGACCTGGCATGCACTCACAGGCCAGCTCCTGGCCTCCCATGTCCCCCTGTCCGACGTGGAGATCTCTGGCGCCCTGAACGCATCCGGCAGCCTGTCGGGGACGCTCGCCCCCGGGTTCGCGCACCTGACAGGCCGAGAGCTCGACCCAGGCAACACCGTGCTCAGCGCGGAACGCGATGGGAAACTGCTGTGGGGCGGGCTGGTCTGGCGGGCCGAACCGGAAGGCGCCACATACCCGGTTGAGGCAGCCGGGTGGGGCTCCTACCTGCATCGCCGCCATGATCTGCACGGCCAGCTCGGCGGCCGCGGCCCCTACGTGAACGCTGACCCGTGCACCGTCATCCGGGATGCCTGGGCCTACGCGCAGGAGCAGCCGGACAGCAACCTCGGCGTTCAGGTGGACTCCACAACCAGCCGTGTCACCGTGGGCACTCCGGCCGACCCCTATCGCACGGACTGGTGGGAAGCCCCAGTCCTCGGGCGGGTCGTCGACGACATGGCGTCCATCGAGGGCGGCCCGCAGTGGGCGGAGAGCACCGGCTGGTCGTCCGGTCGCCCCGCGGGCCGTATCCGGCTCGGCTGGCCGCGACTTGGAAGCCGCCGCAGTGACATCGCCTTCGCCACCGGCGTCAACATCGCCAGCGTCGTCCCAGTGGAGTTCGACGCTGACGCCTACGCCCAAGTCGTCATCGCCCTCGGTGCCGGCGAGGGGCGCTCGCGGCGCCGGGCCATCGATGCCGTGCGCAACGGCAGGTTGCGGCTGGAGCACGTCCTCGAAGCACCCGAGGAGAAGGGCACCGATCGCCTGGCCGACCGTGCGCGCGCAGAACGCCGGGCCCGGCAGGTACTCGGGGAGATCACCCAGATCAACGTCATCGACCATCCAGCCGCACCGGTCGGCTCGTGGCAGATCGGTGACGACGTACGCGTGACCGTCCACGACACCTGGGCCGACTTCGACGGCTGGTGCCGCATCACCGGCTGGGCGCTACGCCCGCCGCACCGCAACCGACCCGAGCAGATCACGCTCACCCTCGCCCGATCCGACCGCTACACCTACGGGAGCTGACCCCACCCCTCATGGGCACCGAACTTGCACGCCTCGCTACACGCATCGCGGACCTGGAGCGCCGCCTCAGCCAGCAGAACCGCACCTCCCGCCTGGCCTACTCGTCCATCGAGGGCGGCGCCATCGAGGTTCACGACGATGCCGGATCTCTGCGGGCGGTCATCGGACAGCAGCCGGACGGCACCACCGGCGTCAACATCACCAACGGGCCACCACCTCCCCAGCCGACACAGCCCACCGTGACCTCGGTGCTCGGCGGGATAGCGGTCACCTGGCACGGCACCCTCGACGGGGTGCAGGCTCCTCCACTGGACTTCGCCCGGATCGAAATCCATGCCACCACCCTGGACGGCTTCGCGCCCACCCCGGCCACTCTGCGCGCCACGATCGAAACACCTGTCGGCTGCACGGTCACCGTGCCCACGGACGTGCCGCTGTACGTCCGGCTCGTGGCCCGCAACACCTCGGGGGCGTCTTCCGAGCCGTCCGTGACGAGCGGGCCGGTCGGCCCGGCCGCCGTGGTGGCGCAAGAGGTCCTGAACGGCATCGTGACCGAGGCGGCACTTGCCGACGAGGCAGTCTCCCAGGCCAAACTGCAAATCGGGGCGGTCGGTCACAGTCAGCTCTCCATCGGCACCGGCAACCTGATACCCGACCCGTCCTTCGAGGGCGCCTACACCGAGCAGCTCATCGCCGGAGCCGCCGAGTGGACGCTCACTGAGGGCAACGGGTCTCCTCGCGGGGTACGCGTAGACGGCACCAGCAGTGAAGCAGCCTCTCGCAGCCTGCGCGTCACCGAGCTGGCCGTCTCTCCTGGGGACCGGTTCTTCCTCGCCATCGACTACCGCGTCTCCGCCGACTGGGCCGGGGACTCGGTCCGCTTCTACCTGTGTTGGCAGGGTGCCACCGGCGCGGTGCTCGGCTACGGCACCGCAATCGCCACCCCCACGCCGGGCGCCGACTGGGCCACCGTCACCGACCAGGTTCAGGCCCCGGCCCAGGCCGTGACCGCCACCGTGTGGTTGCAGAACTTCCAGGGCACCGCCGGCACGGCGGACTTCGACAACGCGCAGATCCGGACCGTCATCGGCGCGGGCATGGTGCTCGCCGAGTCGATCGGGACGTTGGAACTGGCCGCGGAGTCCATCACAGGCGAGAAGGTGGCTGCGAAGACGATCACTGCCCGAGAGGTCCAGGCCCTATCTCTGACCGGCGACGAGATGGCGGCGAACACGCTCACCGGAGGGCACATCCGTGCGGGGACGCTGGACGCCACGCATCTGCGCATCGGAACGACGGGGAACGTCGTCGCGGACGCTTCGTACGAGACGGGGCTGATGGCCAGCACCCTGCCCGAGCACTACGAGGTCGTGGACGGCGGCAACAACTCGGCGAAAGCTCTGCGGATCGAGACAGCACCCGGGACGTACCGGTACGTGCAGCACTGGCCGAACTACGTGCAGCCCGGTGAGCGGTACTGGATCGGCGCCGACTACAAGGGTTCGGAGGACTTCACCGCCGCGGTGGCGATGTATCTCGGCTTCTATGACGCTGATGGCACACGGACCGGCTCTGTCGGCCTCCACCGCAGCGACGTCACCACGACGTGGCAGCGTATGACGGAGATGGTGGAGATCCCTGCGGACACCGTCACCGTGAGGCTGCGGGTCGCCGCCGACGGCCGTGACCGGCCTGACGCTGCTGGGTACGCCTTCTTCGACAACCTGGAATGCCGGGCTGTTCTAACGACACCGGGAGGCGGTCAGCGCGCCGAGCTGTCGCCCGCCGGGCTCCGCCTGTTCGATGAGCAGGGAGGTGAGGCGGTGTCCCTCACCACGGGAACCCCGAACTACCTGACGCTCACGGACGGGTCGGGTACGGCGGTCGCGACGATCGACCAGGACGGCAACACCGGTGTCGGTGACCTGGCCGTGGCCGGGGAGCTGACGGTCGGCGGCCAGCCGCTGGAGTCCTACCTGTCGGCGTTCCCTCGTGGCCTGGTCGCTATCGACTATCAAGCTGGCTCCATGACGGCCAGCACCACCTACTACGGGTTCGTGGAACTATCCTTCGACGCTGACGCCAGCCGCATGTACCGGGTGGTACTGGACTGCTACGCCGACCCGTCAGCCAGCGGCGGCGAACTGACGGTCGTGTTTCGGGATGGTGGAGCCAGCACGCCGACGATCAACTCCACGCAGATCCAGTCGGGCATCTACCCTCTGCCGACGGCCGGTTACCGGCGCGTGCACCTGGAGACGATACGGTCCGGGGCCACTTTCGGCGCTGGACTTCATCGGCTTCTGGTCACGTTCCGCTGCAAGGGCGGCCCGTCGGGGCAGACGGTGAGGCTGTTCGGCGGCTCCAACCACCACGGGCTGTTCTACATCGAGGACATCGGCCCCTACGTCCCAGAGACGGGGAAGTGCAACGATGGAGGTGGCACGGCCGAGCCGCCGACGAAGCAGTACACCAAGACGTACACAGCCTCCTGGTCGGGTACGTACGCGAACCGCTCCTCGTACAACTCCTTCTACGGCAACAAGTGCGTGCAGGGCTACTACAGCAGCAACAACGGCACCCAGGCAGCACTGATCGGGTTCCCGTCCTCACTGGGGAAGGATCTGTCCGGCGCCAAGATTCAGAAGGTCGAGCTGTACCTGTACTACGACCACTGGTACTACAACGGGGGCGGCAAGGCCGTCATCAAGGCGCACAACCACACGTCGCGGCCGTCGAAGTTCAGCAGCGACAGCGAGTCGAAGACCATCTCGTGGGGCCGGAACGTCGGGCGGTGGATCGACATCACGAGCGTGTTCGACTCCACCTCGTGGCGCGGGGTGGCGTTGGACCCGAACAGCAAGGACAAGACGTACTACGGCCGCGCCCAAGGCGTCGGGCAAGCACATCCGCCGCAGCTGCGCGTCACCTACATCAAGTAACCGCGGAGCATCGTGCTTGCTACCCGTAGCATCGAGCGTGGTGCGGGGCCGCTGGGAGTGATTGCGTGTCCGTGCCGCCTGGTGCCGAGCCCACGTTGTGGGAGCTGCACCGTGCCGTGTCACAGCTGCGCGAGGATCTTCGCGGCGACCTCGCTCATCTCGCCGCCCGTTTGGATCAGGTCGTCACTCACGACGTGTATCAGGCAGACCAGCGGGCGACCCTTCAGCGGATTGACCAGCTCGAAACGTCGCTCACCACGTTGCGGAACGAGCACGAGCAGTACACCGAGCGCGTGGACCGGCAGCGCCGCGAGGACGCTGCCCACGCTGCGGCTACGCGGCGGCTGGTGATCTCCGCGTTCATCGCGCCGCTGATCATGCTGCTGCTGCAGCTGTGGCTGGCCTCTCGCGGCACGTCTCCGCCGTGAGTACGAGGCTCTGTTGTAACTGATTTTTGGGGCGCGGGGAGAAGAAGAGCACCGAAGTTGGCTACCCCTCTTTCCGCAGACCGGCTGGTTGCCGCGCTGCGCGCCGAGGGCGTTCGCATCGTTGAGCGCCCCGGCTGGAGAACCCACAACCGTAACCACCGGGGGCCGTGGGGTCCCGTCCACGGGGTGATGATTCACCACACGGTGACGTCCGGAACGTCGAAGACCGTGAAGATCTGCGAAGACGGATACTCGGGCCTTCCGGGGCCGCTGTGTCACGGCGTGATCGCCAAGGACGGCACCGTTTACCTCATCGGCAACGGCCGCGCCAACCACGCAGGCCGCGGGGACGATGACGTGCTCAGGGCGGTCATCGCGGAGAAGCCCCTCCCCCATGACAACGAGGCCAACACCGACGGCAACACCAGGTTCTACGGGTTCGAGTGCGAGAACCTGGGCGACGGCAAGGACCCGTGGCCCAAGAAGCAGCTGGAGGCCATCGAGCGGGTGTCCGCAGCGATCTGCCGCGCGCACGGCTGGCACGCGCCCAGCGTGATCGGTCACCGCGAGTGGCAGCCCGGGAAGATCGATCCCAAGGGCTTCTCCATGAGCGGTATGCGCAAGCGGATCGCGGAACGGCTGAAGCACAAGCCCGGCGGCTACACGGTGCGCAGCGGCGACACGCTGTACCGCATCGGTGAGCGCCTGGGCGTGAACTGGCTTGCGATTGCCCGCTCCAACGACATCAGCAAGCCGTACATCATCAACCCGGGCCAGCGCCTGAAGATCCCCGCGAAGTGAGCACCCTCGTGTCTGACGTCAACCAGAGAACCATCCGTACCGTCTTCCAGACCTTCCTCGGCATCGCTGCCGGTCTGCCGCTCATCATCGATGCGGCTGGCATCCCCGAGTCCGTTGCCGGTGTGGCTGTCGCCCTGGCCGTGGCCGGTGCCGTCACTCGCGTGATGGCGCTGCCGGTCGTTCACAACCTTCTGCCTGACTGGCTGTACAGGAGCGACCCCGCGCCCGACGGCGCGACCCCACCGAAGGAGACCGATCTGCACTGA